TGATTTATCTGAATATGTAAGAAAGGTTCCAACTTCGATTGGATTTATTCCTATCATTTGTGAACGAGGTCGAGATAATCAGCTTATAGCAACAAATGCTCGGGATTTCTTTATTGAATTTGGTGAACCGAGTGTCCATTATGCAATTGGTGATGATGGTTATAATTATAGTTATGGACATTATGTTGCAGCTTCATTCTTATCAGAATCAGATTCTTTATATGTAATACGTTGCACAGCTGAAGATGCTAAATTCGCGAATGTGGTTTTTGATTCTACAGGGTATACCAGTATTAGTAGTAACACAAACGCCATCGATGATATGAGATCTTATGTTGATAATAATGGTAATTCCTTTATCCTTTATGGTTTGGGTAGAGGAAGCTATTATAACAATTTCAGGGTGAAATTTGAAAGATATACGAATACAGAGTATGATAAAGATTTATATGTTGTTAGTATCGAAAAGAAATTAAAAGAATCGTTTGAAGAACCAACACCAACGGATAGTACCTCGGGAACAAGTGTTGAGATGGTAGTAATTGAATATACAACGGTGGAAAGATTTGAAGTTTCTTTTGAAAAAATAAGGTCGATCATAGCGGAGTTTCTCGTTGGATAGAAGATGTCATAAATAACAATTCAAAATACATCCGTTGTATTGTGGGTGCCAATTTCACTTTTAATGAAAGTTTAAGTTTAACGGCTTCTAACGGAGTGCAATTCGCGAATGGATCTGATGGTCATCCAAATTATAAACAACTTCTGGTTGAAGCTTATAGCGGAAGATTACAGAAAAATATTGGTGATGATAGTGTTGTTGATGAAGTACTTAATACCGAAGATTATTATTTCTCTATGGTATTTGATGCAGGCTATCCTGATGACGTAAAAGATGCAATTGCTTACTTAGTAAGCTCCAGAAAAGATTGTTTAGGGATTTTGGATTTGGGTGATAATACAACACCTCAGAGTTCTATAACGAAAAGAGAAACCCTCAATTATAACAACAAATATCTTGCTTTATATGAACCCTTTACTAAGATATATGATTCTTTCACAGGAAAGAATATTTGGGTTCCTCCGACATATCATTTAGCTAAATTATTCCCAGCTTTGAAAAAAGAATGGTTAGCTCCTGCGGGGTTTGATTTTGGAGTTATTAGTGGAATTAAGGAAATGAGATTCAGTCCAACATCAGGACAACGTGATGCATTTTATTTAAAACAGATCAACCCCATTGTTCGATTTAGTGAAGGATATGCTGTTTATTCTCAATTAACTTCTCAAGTTAGACCAAGTGCTCTTCAAGATGTCAATATCATGCGAGTTTATCTTTATATTAAACGAGCGTTAGAACAATTCTGCAAATGGTATATCTTCAATTTGAATAATGAGGAAACTTGGTCAAGAATTAATCAGAAAGTCACTGCGTTCTTATCTGAAATTAAAACAAATGGCGGTTTGTATTCTTTCAGTGTTAGTGTTGGTGCTTCTGATGAACAAAAGAAAGCCAAAGAGATACATGTTAACATTATGCTAGAGCCAGTTAGGCTTGCTGAAAGAATTTATCTTAACTTCACGATTAAGTAAATATATAAGGGGAGATTTCATTTTTGATTTCTCCCCCTATTTTTTACTCTCTATTTTATTTGAAATTTCAAATAAAATAGAGAGTAAAAAATAGGGGGAGAAATCAAAAATGAAATCTCCCCTTATATATTTACTTAATCGTGAAGTTAAGATAAATTCTTTCAGCAAGCCTAACTGGCTCTAGCATAATGTTAACATGTATCTCTTTGGCTTTCTTTTGTTCATCAGAAGCACCAACACTAACACTGAAAGAATACAAACCGCCATTTGTTTTAATTTCAGATAAGAACGCAGTGACTTTCTGATTAATTCTTGACCAAGTTTCCTCATTATTCAAATTGAAGATATACCATTTGCAGAATTGTTCTAACGCTCGTTTAATATAAAGATAAACTCGCATGATATTGACATCTTGAAGAGCACTTGGTCTAACTTGAGAAGTTAATTGAGAATAAACAGCATATCCTTCACTAAATCGAACAATGGGGTTGATCTGTTTTAAATAAAATGCATCACGTTGTCCTGATGTTGGACTGAATCTCATTTCCTTAATTCCACTAATAACTCCAAAATCAAACCCCGCAGGAGCTAACCATTCTTTTTTCAAAGCTGGGAATAATTTAGCTAAATGATATGTCGGAGGAACCCAAATATTCTTTCCTGTGAAAGAATCATATATCTTAGTAAAGGGTTCATATAAAGCAAGATATTTGTTGTTATAATTGAGGGTTTCTCTTTTCGTTATAGAACTCTGAGGTGTTGTATTATCACCCAAATCCAAAATCCCTAAACAATCTTTTCTGGAGCTTACTAAGTAAGCAATTGCATCTTTTACGTCATCAGGATAGCCTGCATCAAATACCATAGAGAAATAATAATCTTCGGTATTAAGTACTTCATCAACAACACTATCATCACCAATATTTTTCTGTAATCTTCCGCTATAAGCTTCAACCAGAAGTTGTTTATAATTTGGATGACCATCAGATCCATTCGCGAATTGCACTCCGTTAGAAGCCGTTAAACTTAAACTTTCATTAAAAGTGAAATTGGCACCCACAATACAACGGATGTATTTTGAATTGTTATTTATGACATCTTCTATCCAACGAGAAACTCCGCTATGATCGACCTTATTTTTTCAAAAGAAACTTCAAATCTTTCCACCGTTGTATATTCAATTACTACCATCTCAACACTTGTTCCCGAGGTACTATCCGTTGGTGTTGGTTCTTCAAACGATTCTTTTAATTTCTTTTCGATACTAACAACATATAAATCTTTATCATACTCTGTATTCGTATATCTTTCAAATTTCACCCTGAAATTGTTATAATAGCTTCCTCTACCCAAACCATAAAGGATAAAGGAATTACCATTATTATCAACATAAGATCTCATATCATCGATGGCGTTTGTGTTACTACTAATACTGGTATACCCTGTAGAATCAAAAACCACATTCGCGAATTTAGCATCTTCAGCTGTGCAACGTATTACATATAAAGAATCTGATTCTGATAAGAATGAAGCTGCAACATAATGTCCATAACTATAATTATAACCATCATCACCAATTGCATAATGGACACTCGGTTCACCAAATTCAATAAAGAAATCCCGAGCATTTGTTGCTATAAGCTGATTATCTCGACCTCGTTCACAAATGATAGGAATAAATCCAATCGAAGTTGGAACCTTTCTTACATATTCAGATAAATCA